TGTAGTAATATTCACAGCATTTGCTATGCTAGGTATTGGCTTTGCTTTCTCAGTATTAGTTCGCTATGTAACTAGTTTGATATTATAAAGCATTGACATTACTATACAAACATGGCACAGTTGCCACATACTTAAACAAATGGAGAATAATATGACTTATATACCTGATCACCTAGACTTCAAAGTAGCATTTGAACCAACAAAAATGCACGATAAGAAGTACGTTATCAATGAAGATACAGGTGAATACCTTGGCATTGTGGGTAATACATTCCAGTGTGCAGCACATGGTGATTTCTTTCGTGGTGTAATGGACACTGCTACACAAGAGCTAGGTGCTGATGCATTAGATGGTGCAGTCAATCAGTTTAGAACAGCACGTAATGGTGCATGGGCTATGCTTGACGTGACACTACCTAACATCAAGACTAAAATTACAACTGACAAAGCTGAGACTGAGATTGGTAACAGGATCATCAGCTTACATGGTATTGATGGATCATGTAGTAACCAAGTATTCTTTGGTGCTATAGATTTCTTCTGTACTAACGGCATGATTACTGGTGATCACGACAAGGTGCGTAAGAAGAACACATCTAACTTTACTATGGATAGTTTTATCTACGAACTAAATCGTGCTCGTACTGACTTCTTTGATCAAGCTAAGAGGATGCAAGTGTGGGCAGAGACTAGCCTCAAGTTCATCAATGTAAAAGATTTGATTGAGAGTATCATTAGTTCTAAGACTAAGGCTGAGAAGATGTTCAGCTTGTATAATGCTGAGGCTAGTGTGCGTGGACACAACAAGTTTGCATTGTATTCTGCCTTCACTAACTACGCTAGTTATGCTGATGAACGTAATGGTTTCAACCTACGTAACACGGGACATGATACACAAGCTATCAACATGTGGTCACGTGAGCAAGAGGTATCCAAGTGGGTAAGCAGTAATCAGTTTCGTGTATTGGATGTTGCTTAATGCCTAAGCTACCTAGATATGTACAAGAGAGAGTATCACCTCACGGGGTGATCTCTTACAGATTTAATCCGCCGCAGAACTTAGTGGATGAGGGTGTGGTATCACGTCAAGAGTATGGCACTGATCTCAAGGAAGTGCGTAGTATTGTGAAGGAGTTGAACGCAGACATTGACCATTGGCGTGAACAAAAAGCGACAGTGGTACAGATAAAGCCATCAAGTAAGGTGACAGATTTGATTAACTATTACTATCAATCTAATGATTTCAATATGTTACGAGACACAACTAAGGTGGATTACAGATACTTCCTAACCATACTCCATCAGACAATGGGTGGTAAGAAGTATGACAGTGTAACAACTAAGGTTGCCAAGCAAGCATATGAGGAGTGGGTTAAGCGTGGTATTAGTTTTGCTAATCATGCTGCAACATGTGCAAGTAGGGTATACAACTATGCTATTGACATGGAACATGCCACACAAAATCCTTGGACTAGCATCAAGCGTAAGGCATTGCCACAGCGTAAGGTTGTATGGTCACATGGTGATGTTGTCAGGTTTCTTGATTATTCGTACAGCGATTTTGACTACAGGAATGTGGGCTTGATTGTGCACATGGCATATGAATGGTGTCAACGTCTAGGTGACATGCGTACACTGAAGTGGGAGAACATTGACTTGCGTACACAGCGACTAGAGTTAGAGCAGAGTAAACGTAGGGCAGATGTATCACTACCAATATCAGATGATCTATGTCACATGCTGAATGAACAGCGTAATGACTTTGGCTTTCAAGATTATGTAGCACCACACCCACGACCAATGGGCGGTAAGTACCAACCATATGCAATGGAACGTTTGTCTAAGGTAGGTAGACGTGTCATGAGATTAGCTAAGTTACCAGAAGAGTTACGTCTTATGGACTTACGTAGAACAGGTGTGACACAAATGGTTGATGCAGGTGTACCAATTGGACAAGTGATGTCTGTTACTGGACACAATCATGTGTCTTCTGTGCAACCATATATGAAACATACATATGATTCTGCAAATAATGCCTTGACACAGAGAAATGTAAGTGTACAATCGAGTGCAGCGAGTAACATAGAAAGTGATACATAATGAATATACTTAGTATTATAAATGATTTGTCACTTACTAATGGTGAAACAAAGCGTATGACATGTCCTATGTGTAATACTAAGAATACATTTACTGTCACAAACAATATGGGTTCTATTATATGGAACTGTTACAAAGCTAGTTGTACAGCTAGTGGGGGTACTCGTACTACACTTACTGCTGAGGACATACGTAAGTCATTAGGACGTGTTGCAGAAGAGACACATGCTATAAGTTTCTCAAAACCTGAGTGGTTTGTACGAGATTACGAAAGCATATCAGGCTTCTGTGATACGTGGGGTCTTGATGCACAACATCTAGGTCTATTATATGATGTGAAGGAACATCGTGTGGTGTTCCCTGTTGTACACAATGGAGTTATGGTAGATGCTACAGGCAGATCACTTGGAAAACGTATACCTAAGTGGAAGAGATATGGTAAGAGTGACTTGCCATATGCATTTGGATGTGGTAAAACTGCTGTAGTTGTTGAGGACTGCGTAAGTGCTGCCGTTGTAAGTGAGAGTGGTGTATATGTCGGGGTTGCAGTGTTGGGTACGTCATTATCTAATGGACACAAGAGGTACTTGTCGCAGTTCTCATCAGCAATAGTTGCATTAGACCCCGATGCATTACCGAAGACACTGCAATTTGCAAAAGATTTACGTGGTTACATTGATGATGTCAAAGTACTACGACTAGAAGACGACCTTAAATATAGACTGCCATCCGACATGGCTAACCTTTCAACACTAGGAGAATAAAACATATGGAACTATCCCTCATACGTAGCTTGATGGACAAAGATTTCTATGATGATCACAAGGGTGCACGTTGCCCAGACAGATTGTTTAGTAAAGATGTTCGCAAGATCAAGCAAGCAATTGATGCAGCCATGAATACATACGAGCGTAGTATTACACCTGCTGAGATTGAGGCATTGTTTATGTCTAACAACCCAACGCTTACAACTGCACAGCGTCAAGCATACAGTGCATTGTTTCGTCAGGTAAACAAAGAACAACCAATGGGTAGTGATGTAGCACAAGAGGTGTTATCAAAACTATTCCAACAGGTAATTGGTGAGGACATTGCTAACCTTGGCTTTGATTATGTCAATGGTAGTAAGTCTAGCTTAGAACCTTTACGTCAAATGCTTGAACAGTATGGTGACGACTTCACACCTAATCTAAAGGTTGAGTGGGAAGACATTGACCTTGATACTATCATTGCTATGACTGACCTTGAGTCACAGTGGACGTTCAACATACCCACACTCACACGTAAGGTGGAAGGTATTAATGCAGGTCACTTGATTGAAGTAGGTGCTAGACCTAATACTGGTAAGACTTCTTTCCATGCGTCACTTGTTGCAGGTCCTAATGGATTTGCATGGCAGGGTGCTAAGACAGTTGTGCTATGTAATGAGGAAGGATATCATCGTGTAGCACACAGATACATTACTGCTGCAACTGGTATGGATAAGCATGAGATAGTAAAGAACAGAGCGCATGCTATGGCTACGTTTGCTAAGATACGACCTAACATCATGTTCAAAGATGCAACAGGACGTGACATGAATTGGGTTGAGTCAGTATGTAAGTCATACAAACCTGATGTAGTTATACTAGACATGGGTGACAAGTTTGCACGCACTGCAGGTTTCTCACGTCCTGATGAAGCACTCAAGGCCAACGCAATACAAGCTAGGCAGATAGCTAAACAACAGGACTGTGCAGTATTCTATATGTCTCAGCTATCAGCCGAGGCAGAAGGTAAGGTTGTACTAAACCAAGCTATGATGGAAGGCTCACGTACAGGTAAAGCTGCAGAAGCTGACTTGATGATTATGATTAGTAAGAACCCAACTGTAGAAGGACAAGAAGAAGAAGACAATCAACGACACATCAATATAGTTAAGAACAAACTATCTGGATGGCATGGCATTGTACACACCGACCTTGAGTACAAGATTGCTAGGTACGTATGTTGATAACGTGGTTAGATGTATCATTACTGGGGTTGGTTGCAATACTTGCATTCAATCTCTGGGAACAGAATAGACAAAGGGCATTACTTGAGAATGTACTACGTGATGTATATGATCTAGTAAACAAACATAACTCATTGGCAGATGCCTTCGTAGAATTGGCTAATGACTTTGACGAACAACAGGAGATTAATAATAATGGCTAAGTGGAAAGAGTTTGAAATAATGAAAGAGCATCATGTGTTTGATCCTGTTGAGCGACCTGCACATTACAATCAAGATGGTATTGAATGTATAGATTATATACGTCAGGTGTTAGGAATAGATGGGTTCATTGCATATTGTCATGGTAACATGATCAAGTATCAGCATCGGTATCGTTACAAAGGTAATGGTGTAGAGGACATGAAGAAAGCTGAGTGGTATGTAAAGAGAATGAATGAGGCATTAGGGGAGAAACATAGATGATTATATGTAACGTATGTAACCATGAGAAGGTTGAAGGTAAGAAATGCAAAGAGTGTAAGCGCAGAAGTAATGCCTTAACAAATCCTAAAAACAACCCACGTAATAACCCACAAAGAATGTGGGTCAATGGTAAGTATATACCTAAGTCACACCCTCTACACAAGGCAGGTAACTACAAATCATTTGGTGATCTAGCCTTTGGTTCTCTTAACAACTACAAACAAATCAAAGAAGGTTATGTGTATGCAATTAGTAACTCCGCATGGCCTGATTGGATCAAGATAGGTATGGCTATTGATGCAGAAGATAGACT